ATAAAATTTTCTGATATGGAAAAGCTACAAGAGTTATATGAAAGAGCAAGAAATTATCCTGAAGTTAAAGTTGGTATAACTTATGTCAATATAAAAACCAAAAAAGTTAAATGGTATTCTTTTGAAGAAGTTTTAAAGATGTGGGGTAGCGTAAAGGAACATCACACTTACCATGAGAAAGACTTTAAAGGTCAAGAAAAAAGATACAAAATTTTGCCATTGTAAAAATACACGATTTGACAAATGTGTAAACATGTGCTAACATAGTATCAGCTAATAAAATTAAGGGAGGAATTATGGCTAAATCTAAATTAAATCCAAAATTATGGAAATGTGTAGGAAGTTTTGTAAAAAATGTTCCTATTTGTAAAACAAGTATTGTTGCTTGTCTTGATGACAATAGATTAACAATAGAACCTTATGGAAATTATTATCTATGCAAAGATTGTGATTCTATAAATAACAAACAAATTGAAAAAGCAAAACTTAAAGCGTTAAAATCTATAATTGAATTACAAAATCTTTAAGTTATCCCAACCTTTTTCATTGACAGTAAAGGTAAGCACACCAGGGTGCGACCACATACCAGTTCTAGCAGTAAAGTCTATAGATTTATCTAAGCTAGGTGATTGAAACCAGGTCCTGTCACCCTGTTGCTTACTACGAAAGTGATGATAGTGACCTGTAATAAGAATTTGACACTCACCTGCAGGTAAAAAACCATACATCTGACCTTTCCACCAGTTTTCTATTTTGTTTTCAGGATTACTGCCTCCACCTGAAGTCATGTGTCCATGTGTCCAACCACAAGTTATGCCTTTGATGTCCATGACTTGATGAAACCCATCAGGAACTACAACAGATACCTTTTTATATCTATCAGGATTCGCTTTCATAATTTCTTCACATATCTGCAAGTGCATAGTGTCTGTGTTATCTAATCTGTTGGTGACAACCTGACCTTTCTGTGACCTAGAAGCTTCTCCATGATTACCTGGTGCTCCTGCTAAAAAAAGTTTATCTGCATGTGGTAGGAAAGTATCTACTGTTTTCATCATCATAGACCTAGCTAACGCATACTGTTCTATCATTGTAAGTTCAATGTTATAAGGTTGGCTATCGTAAAAACCATAACAGTTCTCTGTAAGGTCACCTAGTCCTATCATGTATATTTCATCTATCTGAACACCTATCTTACGCAGTTCCTTAATTCTATTTACTGCATCTTGTAAGGCTATATCGTAGCGTTTAATAGTATTCTCAACGCCATAATCTTTTTTACCTAGCTGCCAGTCAGCCATAAAAAACAAAAAAGCAGTATCACCTCCATGTGTTCTTAGTTTTAATGGTGGCTTACGACCTGCTTGTTTAAATAATGCCTGGAAATATCTGTCATGTCCAGGTCTTTTCTTCTTTACAATGCCTTTAAACGCATAAAAAGTAGTAGTTTGTCCTCCTTTTAGCTGTGCATTCCATGAACTGGCTCGTACAGAGCCCTCTATTTCGTAAATTTTAGGGTCAAAACCCCAACCTTCAAGTATCTCATCAAACTTCTGTCTATAGTTAGGGTCTGTTCCAACATGTGTGATTTCACCTAGACCAGTTTGTTCATTAACTTCCAGACCTGGTTGCCAACCTGATTTGTAAAAGTTATTACCCCACTCTTCAGGTATATTTTTATTGGACATAAGTCCTCCTTTGCCCTGTCATTGACAGTTTACTACAAAGATAAGACAGTTTCAGTTACTTAGTTATTTGTTTTTTAGCGTATGTCTTGACTACTGCAAGGGCAGCACCACCACCAGCTAATGCAGCTAACTGAAGTGTTTCAGCTTCTACACCAACTAATGGAGCAACTGTCAATGCACCAATGAACGCTTCAATAAAGGTCCAAATGGCTCTTTCAAGCATATCTTTGAGTTCTTCACTCATTTTATACTCCCATGAATCAGACCAAGGTGTCCACCATACATCTTTCTTAAATGTACCATCTTGATTTCTTGCTCTTTTAAATTTTTCAAACATTATTGAATTAACCTCCCTTTCAACATAGCATTACCTATCAAAACATTTCCATTTATTTCTTCTAATTTTTCATAAACTGTGTTAGCTAAAACGAGATGGTCTTTTGCTTTATTGTCTTGTTTACCCTCTAATAGTTTGTTTATTGTTGTGTATTCTATGGTCACATCTTTACCTTGAAGTAATTGACTTGCAACTTTTGAATACATTTTTTTATACGCTACTGTGCTGCTGCCCACAAACCCATCTTTAGATATTTCTAAATCTTGTTGTGTTTCTCCAACAATCAAACAACCTGATGTATGTTCATCAGTATTTCCTGTGTGTATAAGTATATAGGTAAAGTTAGGAACATCTTGTATATGCAACATACCATAGTGGGCATTTTTATAGCGTTCACTATACTTGGAGTGAAAATTTCCTGTTTTTCTAAACTTAATATCATAAGTTCCTTCTGGTATGCAAGTTTCGTGCATTACCTTTACTGCTTGATACTGGTCCTCTAATGTATAACATTCAAAAATACCATCTATAAATAACAAACCATTTGTTGCATCTGTTCCAAATTGTGTTCTAACTACAGTTAATTTCACCTATACCTCCATATTCTCCATTACATATTGTGATGTATGTACCAGCTTCATTAACAAAAGTTACACACATTACTTACCACCACAGCAACCACTACCACAGCAGTCCATGTTATTCTCCTTTTCTAAAGCCTATGGTTAACAACCATATACCTAAAGTTATTATAGTAGCTAATCCTGTGATTTGTTGAGCACTTCCAGTAAGTGTAAGTGTTGCAATCACTAAACCAACTAAAGTCCAACTAAGATTTAGTGTTTCTTTAATCGCTTCTACTAGCCAAGACCATAACTTTTTAATCATTAGCTTCTCCTAAATATAAACGCAGCCATACTAGCTATTCTAGTCAAGATTACAGGAACTACGACTTCCTGTGCTTTTTCTTTCTGGTCCTGTGTCATATCATCAGATATGTTTGACAAGTTTATCTCTGTTATATTGTTAAAATCTACTAATACTTCTATAGGATTTTCTAAAAAAGCCTCATACTGTACCTCTGTTACTACATCAGCAAGTGTGTAATCCTCTACATCAGCGTTCTCAACTGCTCTTTCTACATACTCTTCAACTGCTTCTGCTACCACCTCATCTTCTTTTACAGCTTCAGCAATAATTTCAACATCTTCTTTTTCTACTTGTAACACTTCTGCTACAACTTCTACTTGTTCCTCTGTAAGTTCTTCTACATCTTCAATAGCTTCCTCTACTACTGCCTGTATAACTTCTTGCACTTCTTCTGATACTTCTTCTAAGTTCTGTACACCAACATCATTAACTTCTTCAAGAACTTCTATGACTTCTTCTGTTTCTAGTTCCTCTACATATTCTTCTATAGCTTCAGCAACTTCTTCCTCTGTTGCATCTTCTTCTACAATAGGAACTTCTACAACTTCCTCAATCTCTGCAACCTCTATGGCTACTTCTTCTTCTGTAAGTTCTTCAGGCTCTTTTATTTCTTCTTGTATATCCTGGTCTTTGACATCTTCCTCTTGAACTGTATCTTCTCTGATGATGTCATCTCCTGGTATCTCTTTATCCAACTCATCTTCTATAATCTCTTCTTCTACAATAATTATTATATCTTCTGGTATATTCTCAATAATTATTTCTTCTACTTCAAAATCATCAAGTTTTTCTATATACTCTTCTAGTTCTAATATTACTTCAACAAACTCCTCTAATTCTTCTTCAGATAGTTCTTCTAAATTTAACTCTAAGTATGTTTCATCTTCAAGAAGTTCGATTTCCTTCGCATCAATCTCCATTTCCTTTTCAAGGGCAAGTATTTCCTCTTCAGTAAGCTCAATAAATTCTTCTTCTTCAAGTTCATCTGCCACTTCCAATACCATGCCATCATCATCAGAAAGCTTTCCTTGGGTATCGTATTCTTTTTCATCAACAATAATTATAACTTCTTCTTCTATAACTTCTTCAAAAGTTTCACAATCACCACGTTCCAAAGCAGCATCAGTAATATAACAACCATAAAGTTCATTATTTTTTTCTCTCTGTCTATCTCTTTCTAGTGTAGCTGCTGCTTCTGCCTCTGCTGCTTCTCTTTCTCTGCGTTCAGAATCTAATTCCCAGATGCCTGTTTCTTCTTGATTTCTATCTCTCTCCCAGTTTTGAGCAGCTACTATACGAGCTTCCTCTGCTTCTTTAGCCTCTCTATTAGAACGCTCTTCATTAGTTTCATATATACCAGTTTCAGCAAAGTTTAATTCTTCTTCTGTAGGAGGTATAGTAGTGGTGGTTGTTGTAGTAGTTGTAGTAGTTGTTGTAGTTGTGCTAGATGTAGTAGTTGTATCAGGTACAGTAGTAGTACTTGATGTAGTTGTTGTTGTAGTAGATGTATCTACACAAGTAGATGTTGGAGCAGTCCATTCTCCTAAATTTATAAAAGGTAACTGATTAGGTATAGTAATAGTTTGTTCTACAGTTAATGTGCTATAACTATTGTCTGTATCGTTATCAGACCTTATTTGTGTTCTAAATGTACCATAAGGGTTTTCAAAATATGTTTGTAAATCTTCCAAAGAAAATACATGGTAGTTCCATACAAGATTATCTGTATGTCCAAAAGAAGTAGATACACAATAAGCAGTAGTTGTATCTATAGTTTCATCACTAATCGTAAACCATATTGTGTATTTTTCTGGTGGACTATCTTCAAATCCATCAGATGTATATATACCTATAGTTAAATCACCTGTTGTAGTATCTAATGCTATTGATTGATTGTATGCAGTTTGTGTTGGTACATGGTCAGCCATTACAGGCAGAGGTATTAATAAAAAGATAGCTAAGAGTATTCTTAGCATTACATTACAATCGCTGCAACAACTCCACCAAGTGCTACAAGTAGCGTTAATACTTTGTAAAACTCTGCTTTATCTAGTTTGGCATCTAGTTTTTCTTCTAATCTATCAAGTCTTTCAATAACCATATTGAGTAATTCCTTCTGTGTATAGCCATTGTTGTTTGTCATTTATGGTAAATCATCTTTCTCAAAGCTAATCCAATCCCACTTTTCTGTTTTGTAATTAACTATGCTTTTAAGATACGAAACTAAATCTCTAAAACAATAACCTAACGCAAATATAATAATGAAGTCCATACATACGATTGTATCATAGGATTTTTTATTATGGTTTTGGATTGTCAGCTTTAACTTTTGCTATGTGGTCTTTCCAAGTAGTAGTTCCATTAACAGCATCTTTATACTGCATATCAAGTTGTTCTTCTATTGGTTCGTATGCTAATTTTCGTGCTTTAACATAATCTAAATTTTGGTAATCTAAATCAGCTTGTAGTTCTGCAATCTTTGCATTTACTTGTTCCTCTGTTGGCATAGTTGCATCATCATTAATTAGTTTTAAGTTACTATATACTTCGCCATCAGCACTATCTATCCACCCATACCAAGCACCCTCAATATCTTTATTAAACCAATACAAAGCATCTTGTAAACCTAGCATTATGTATCTCCTAATCTAATTACTGTAAAACCTGTATATTGTTCATCTGTTGAACCTTGTAATTTTGTGGTTGTAGCTGAAGTAAGAACACCTGCTCTTAATTTAAACTTATGAGTAGATGTGCTAGTAACATCAAAAACAAATGAATTTGAAGCAGTTTGTGGAAGTTGCGTAGAACCTGATTGCCAACCACCATTACCAAAAACCCACATACAAGTATCATTAGATGAGTAATTATCAGTTGAAATGTTTAAAGCATATCTACCTAAATATTCTCCTGCTGATGAAAATTGTCCTGTAATAGTTATTAAATATTTTCCTGTACTAGAAAAAGAAAAAACACCTGAACTTTCTGTAAGTCCTGTTCCAATAGGAACACCATTTCCTGAAGTGTCATTTCTTTCCCAATTAGAAGTCATATCTGCCATACCACCCATAGTGTAGTCAGCAGTTATTCTCCATTGGTCTGCCTCTGTAATACCTTGTGTAATACCTGATACATCTACGCCATCTACATTACCATCTTTAATCAATACACCATCAATAGTTACACCATTAGCAGAAGTTTTTTCTGATATTGTATCTACTTTTATTTCACTTGCCATAATTTATCCTTTAGGGTACTTGTCTTTTACTGCTTGTCTTGCTGCTTGTAAATCTGTAAGAGTATCGCCACCATCTAGTAATGCGTGTATGCAATCTAATACACTAGGGTATTCTGATTGTCTATTTCTTTTCCAAGCTAAAGCATCATACTCTGCTTGTAATCTTTCTTGTTCTGCAGTTATTTCTTCTTCACTAGGTTGTGCTTCTTCACTATTCCAAGAAACAATTTCCCCTGCTAATAAACCACATTTAGCATTAGGTACTAAACTTTGTATTGCCTCTAATTTACTAATAGCCATTATCCACCTACCTCTATTAATGTCATTGATGAAACACCATAATATCCAGACCAAGTGTACCCAGAACCTGAACCTGCATACTTGTTTTGTGTTTTGTAAGTAGTAGCAGAAGTAGTGCTTGGACTATCTAGGTAATTAAAAATAATAGGTGTGGTAACATAGGCATTACTATCGCCTTCGTGAGCATCAAATTTTGCACCTGCACTAGCAGTATTAATTGCAGTTGAACCTCTAACTAACTGATAATTACCAAAAGGTATATCTCCTGGTGCATAAGTTAATGGATAGTGTTGAACTAATACCAATATTTTACTTGATGTTGCACTAGGTGTAATGGTTGCAGTTAAACCTGTATCTTGGAAACTGCTTTCTGTGGTTTGCCTACCATATTGTGAAGAACCATTATCTGTTGCAACATCAGTAGCATTAACCACTTGTAATACAGAACCACTTTGTAAATTTAATGTTCCTGTTTCATTAGGAATAGTAAGTGTCTTGTCTGAACCTAACGAACCTGCGTTAGTTAATATGGTATAGTTACCACTTCCATCATCTATTTTTATACTACCTGGCATATCTCCTCTATTCT